AATTACTGAAATCAAAGCCCTTGCCGAAGCGCAAGGCACTCTGCTGAACACCACCCGCGAACTGAAATCGTGGATGGAAAAGGCCAACGGCGAAATCGCTGAATCAAAGGCTGTTGAAGGTGAAACCAAATCGGCTTTGGAAAAGCTTGCTGTCAAGTCAAGCGAACTTACCGACAAGTGCCTGGAAATGGAACGCAAGCTGTCTCTTGGCATGACCGGCGCAAACGGCGAAAAGCAAGATACCGCTGGCGAAATGCTTATTAAGTCTGACTCGTTCAAGGCAATGCAAGAAGGCCGTAGCAAGTTTGCCCGTGTTGAAGTTAAAACAGCAATCGTAAACGCAACTGGTCAAAATCAGCCTCTGGTACAGTCGCAGCGTCTGGCTGGCATCATCAACAACCCAAACCGCGTCCTGACTATTCGTGATCTGCTGCCAGTAGGCCGCACGACTTCGAATCTGGTTGAGTACACGAAAGAAAACGTATTCACGAACAATGCTGGCCCTCAGTATTCTTCGCCTGATTACGAAAACGTGACCAAGCCTGAATCGGGTATCACTTTCACGCTGGCTTCGGCTGCTGTGGCTACTCTGGCTCACTTCATTCCTGTATCACGTCAAGTGCTGGATGACTCTGCACAGCTTGAAAGCTATGTAAACGGTCGTTTGGTCTATGGCCTGAAGCTGGAAGAAGAAGATCAGCTTCTGAACGGTAACGGTACTAGCGGCAATCTGGGCGGTCTGCTTAAATCTGGCAACTACACGGCTTATACCCGCGCAGTTACCGGTGACAGCAAGCTGGATACCATTCGCCGCGCTCTGACTCAGGCTCAACTGTCCGAGTTTACCGCTGATGCTATCGTCCTTAATCCTGCTGATTGGGAAACCATCGAACTGCAAAAGAGCAGCTACGGTGAGTACATCTTCGGTGGCGATATGGGGCCGATTGATGCTCTTGGCCCGCGCATTTGGGGCAAGCGCGTTGTTGCAACCAACAGCATCACAGCCGGTACTTTCCTGGTCGGTTCGTTCACTATGGGCGCACAGATTTGGGATCGTCAAGACGCTGCCGTACAAATCTCCTATGAAGATGGTGACAACTTCAAGAAGAACATGGCAACGCTGCTGGCTGAAGAGCGTCTTGCTCTGACTGTGTACCGTCCGGCTGCTTTCATTAGCGGTTCGTTCTAAGTAGTTAGAAATGCCAACCCCCGTATCAGGTGAAAATTGGCAGAATTGGGTCGCTCGTTGTATGAGCGATTCAGAATCTGCTGACACTTTCCCTGATACGGATAAGCGGTTGGCTTTCTGTCTTTCCCGCTGGGAAGAAAACAAAACTGAAGATAATGAAAACTGAAATTGTTGATGTGATTGCAAAGGCTCATTTCTTTGATGAGCGTATCGGTGCAGTAGGTCGCAAGCAGCGTCTGCGTATTCCTAAGCAGCTTGCTGAATACCTTGTGAGCCTTGACATGGTTGATTTTGTAAACCCTCAACAGGTTGCCCCACAAGAACCAAACTCGACAGAGCCGGTAGAATCTGGAGTGGAGCAACCGTCTGCTGTGTCGCAACCGGCCCCAGCCTTACTAGAGCAGACTGCGAAATCATCACGCAGAGGCAGGAAAAAGACAACTGGGTAATCCTTGCGATTAAAGAATCATGGCGCTACTTACCTAGCGCCAATTCTATTTATGCTTGTGACGATCATTGGTGGGATTTGTACGCCAATGAACTGAAGTCTAAATTTACTTGTGATCTTTGGACGCAAAGCGAGAGAAGCGCTAAAAAGTATGGTTTACGGCATTGGGCTGGTGAAAGCCGTCCAGGGTTAGGCAAATCAAAGATTCACTTTGGCAGCAATTCTGGCTATCAGGCAATCAATCTTGCTTATCTGCTTGGCGCTCAAAGAATCGTTTTGCTTGGCTATGATATGCACAGAAGCGATGACAAAGCGCATTTCTTTGGCAACCATCCATATCACAAACCTGGCGGTGGCCCGACTGACAGCCTGATGCGGGATTGGTGCGATAAATTCAAGCAACTGGCGTATGATTTAGAAAAAGAAGGCGTTGAAGTCATTAATGCAACGCGCAAAACAGTATTGACTGCGTTTAAGCAACAAGAATTGGAATCAATATGCTGAATATATTTTGTGGATATGATGAGCGAGAGTCTGTTGGCTATCACATATTTTGTCAAAGCGTATTGAGCAGATCATCCATTCCAGTTGCTTTTACGCCATTGCGTGCCAATGGCATGAGGCAAGGTACGAATGCCTTTACCACTTCCAGATTTTCCGTTGCTGCTCTTATGGGATATGAGGGGAGTGCTGTCTTTGCTGATGCTGCTGATATGGTGATGATGTGCGATGCAAAAGAACTGCAAGACGCTCTGATTAACTTAAAAGGTGCGGTGGGTGTTGTAAAGCATAACTATGTAACTAAAAACCCAATTAAATACATAGGCACAGAGATGGAGTCACCGAACACCAATTACCCGCGAAAAAATTGGGCTTCGTTTATGCTGATTAACTGCGCTCACCCAGCGTGGCAAAAGATCACGCCAGAATACTTACAAATAGCTGACAGAATGTATGACTTGCTTCAGCTTTCATTTATTGCTGATGAAGATATTGAAGAAATTGACGCATCATGGAATTGCATTGTTGACGAAGATCAAAACACAGATGGCGCGAGAATCCTGCACTGGACGGCTGGCGTACCAGGCTTTGAGCATTATAAAAACGCAATTGGTGCAAATATTTGGCGCGAAGAATGGAAAAAGACAGCATACCCAATGCCTACTATGTGAACGGCATAGGCATATGCAAGGAATTTGCCTTTGCCTTTGCTAAAGGCTGCGGTGGTCGCATTTACGAAACAGCCAACATACTGCACAATGGCGATGTCGCCATGTTTGGAGATCCAGCCACTTGGCAGCTATTACAAAAAGCAAAGCAAGATAACAGAACGTGGTTTTACGGCGATAAAGCATACTTTGGTAGGGGCAAGTATTACCGGATCACAAAAAACGCCTACCAGAGCGACTGTGTAGGAAATGGAGACACTTCTAGGCTAAACAAAACAGGCCAAAAGATATATCCGTGGAAAACAGGCTCAAAGATTCTTATATGTCAGCAATCTGAACTGTTTTATAAGTTGCACGGACTGAATCGTAATGATTGGGTAAACCATACAAAGCAAACAATTCGGCAGTACACAGACAGGCCTATTGAGATACGCTCTAAAATATCTGGCGATGGTACAGAGTTTGCATTTCGCCGTTCATTGGTTGATGTTCACGCCGTGGTAGTCTACACGTCTGTTGCTGGCGTACAAGCCGCTATGAATGGCGTTCCTTGCTTTGCAACTGAGCAATGTGCATCATTAGCCTTTGGGTCAAGCGATTTGTCACAGATAGAAAATCCTGTTTTGCCTGATAATCGGGAATGCTTGGCAAGCGTGCTGGCTAACAATCAATGGACTTTAGACGAAATTCGTAACGGAACTGCTTGGAGAATGTTAAATGAAAGTTTGGAATAGCCTGTATTTGCCAGATGACGAACATCACCTGATTGATTGGATGCAAAAAGCCGGTGAGATTGTTGACGGCAAACCTACCTATCAATATCTCAAGTATCGTGAGGCACTCAAGCAATGTAGCCAAAAGCGGCGCGTTATTGATGTTGGTGCAAACCTTGGCCTGTGGTCGCGTGTGATGTTGCTTGACTTCCAGCACGTTGAAGCCTTTGAGCCGGTAGAAAAGCACATTGAATGTTTGCTGCTTAATGCGCCAAAGGTCAATCTGTATCAGGTCGCGCTTGGCAATGCCCATGGCTTTGTTGAAATGGTCACAAGCGGCGATTCCTGTGGTGACACTTCGCCAAAGTCAGGTGTTGGCAAAGAAGTGACTGTTACCAAATCCGTTGAAATGGTATTGCTTGATGATTACAACTTCAAAGATGTTGATCTGATTAAGATTGATTGCGAAGGCTTTGAACTGTTTGTTTTGGAAGGCGCAGAAAAAACCATTGTTGAAAACAAGCCGGTCATCATTGTTGAGCAAAAGCCAAACAAAGGCGCAAAGTTTGGCATTACAGATACCGCTGCTGTAGATTACTTACAATCACTAGGCATGAAGGTACACACCGTCATGGCTGGCGATTACATCATGGTCTGGTAATGGGCTGGGGTGATGAGATGATGGCGGCTGGCGAGGCTGATGACTTGCCGGTTGATAAGGTTGCTATCTTTAGCGGACATCAACAACGCTGGCATGAGGCATGGGAAAATAACCAAAAGATTGCCCGTATTGGCGAATCGTTTGATGCCAAGATAGAAAGCGGCCCAGGGCATCGCCCGTACTTTAAGTCAGTAACAAGCGAGAAATGGGAGTGGCTACCGTATAAGCCAAAACCTGCAAAGCTGTATTTCTCTGATGATGAACTAGACTTTGCTGACAAAGTTGTAAGCAAATATGGCGGCGATTTTGTAGTAGTAGAGCCAAATCTTAAAGAAAAGCATGAAAGCGTCAATAGAGATTGGGGTTTTAACCGATATGCACAAGTAATTGCATCTGTTGATGCTAATTGGGTGCAATTGGGAGCAGGAAACATTAGATTGCTGCCCCATGTCAGGCAAATCCAGACCAGTACACCGCGTCAGATGGCTGCTGTACTATCCAGAGCCAAGGCTTTCTTATCGCCAGAAGGCGGCTTGCACCACACCGCTGCCGCGTTAAAATTACGCGGGGCTGTCATTTTTGGCGGTTTTATTAGTCCGATGACAACAGGATACGACTTACATGATAATTTTTATCATGGCGCAGGATGTGGTATGCGTGTAAAATGCAAACATTGTCAGGATGTTATGGCTTCAATCATGCCTGATTCTGTAGCTAATACGC